TTTTTTTACAGTCGCATCCGCCCGCGGAATGCGCCCGTCCAGTCGCGGATCACTTTCGACATCTTGACCACGTTCACTCTGCCGCCGCTTCTGACCACCATTGCGTCCTTCTTTGGCCGGAAATGAAGCAGTCCGTTGGCCGAATTGGTCATGTAGAGCGTTTGGAAGAAGACCCCCATGTAGTCGACGTCGTTGAAGCACTCGCTGATATCCTTCATTCTCAGCTTCCTGCCTTCAGTAATCCTCTGCTCATTGAGCCACAGTAGATACTTCTTGCAGAGCTGAGACGCCTCCTCAAGGTAGGGGTTTACGCACCACGCAGCGACGGCGTGCTCGATAGCGTCAATGCTTGTCTTCTCGGTACGATTGGGTACTGCGAGCTGCTTGACTGTCTTTTCGTATGGCTTCACGGGATCGCACGAGCTATTCGGAGTGTATCCAAGAAACTCGACCCCGCACTCACCCCTGACCCGCGCCACCTCACGCGACACTTTCGCCTGTGATTCTTTGATCACCCCTCCCGTCCTCCGCTCATACATTTTTTTGATAAATGAGAGTAGACGTTTAGGACCAATCTTCTTCACAGCACTCCAGTGTATGCGCCACACCCCGTCGTCGCCCGCCGCCCACGTTCGCACTGCGTGCTTACTGATGCCGCACGATTCCAATACGTCCCACGCTTGAATCAGGTTGATCATGCCATTAACGATCGTCGTGAAGATACTGCCTGACTTCTGACCACCTTCAGGCACAATGACCTGACCATTGGGCAGTATGACCAAACCCTCTTCTAACTGCTTAAAGCAGTAGTCGAGGTAGTCGCCGCCAACCCAGGCGTCGTCGTCGCACCACATGTACTTCATGACCTCCCTAGCCATCACCAGCGCCCGTCGTCGAACGTGGTCGTCCCAGCCACTAACGTCGCTCATCACGTACGCGTCGCGCTCCTCCCGCACCGGCCCTTCGCTCGCGAGCTCGCTCATCCAGTCCGTGGTCCCCCCTCGGAAGTAGGACAGCGACGATCTGATCCCCACGTCTGTTCTGGCTTTGAAGTGCTCGGACAGCAGTTGGACCGCAAGCCCTCCGACGATGGGCTCAGCGCCATCACCCATCAGCACCCGCCGCCCGAGCCGCTCATCTCCGGTCACCACCTCGTCCGCTCTGTCCACCTGCCTCGCCCGCGTCGCGACCATCCAGGGCATGTGCGGCATATCCGACAAGCTGCATCCAGCCTCGATCTGCTTGAAGATGCTTGTAGCTTTCTTCATGTCCACCTGGAACGACTCCTCTTTGCTGTGCTTCCCACTGAAGTGCCCCGTGAAGCCTGGATGCGCGGCTAGGTTCGACGGGCGATACCCAACCACCCACTTTCTCCACTCGAACTTCGCGCCCATTGAAGTGATGCCAAGCTTTCTGGCGTAGTGCTTCGGCGTGTGAAGGAACCCGGCGGTTCTCTCGTCCGGTTGCCGCTCCAGGAAGGACCGCGTCACCTCGCTTGGTTTCAGTCGCTTGTTCTGAATCCCGTACGGAAACTCGGCTGCATTCGTCTCCTGACAGAACCTTTCGAAGTACGCTGATGGTTTCGGATCCTTGCCGCCCAGCCTGTACGTAAAGCCCGACTTTCCGAGACACTTGATGCCGTTCTCCTTCCAGAACTCGATCGTGGAGGCGTGCCTCCAGAGCTGCGCGCCGCTGAAGCCCACTCGGCGGAAAGGGACCGTGTCGCAGTCTCGAAGCAGCTGCCGCGGGCGACGTCTTCGCCCGAGTCTTTGGCCGATTTTTCGACCGAACATTACCCATAAAGGGGCGTTGGAACCGGG